ATCTGCAGCTGTATCAATATAATCTGCCGCTTTGGTAATTTTTGATTGAACCCACGCTTCAATATTACCTTCACCTTTTAATTTTCCACGAAGTCTTTTTGCAGCAGAAATAATTGTAGATAATTCAGAACGAGCCATAGAATATTCGTGGTCTGGTTCCTTAGATTCATTTGCAGGATGAACCTGTGCAATATCATATTTCATTTGATTTGTGGTTAATACTGATGGTGTCGAATACATTGCCCAAAACTTAGGACCATATTTGCACTCAATTGAAAGTTCATCTTTTCGGCATTTTGGGCAGTATCTTTTTTCATTATCATAAATTGGTCCTTCCCAATTAGGTAACCAATCGGTTGATTCGGATTTTGTTCCCCAATTAGCAGCACCAACCTTACGACATTTGACAAGTGCTCCAGAAGCATATGCACTTGGCCAAACATCATATCTTGATTTTACTTTGTTATAGCAAGCATCTTTTTTACCACTACTCTTGCCTTTAGCATCTTTTTCTTCGTTCATTTTTCTTTTTGGTTTATCAGTAGAAACGTAAGTCGGTTTTGCCGCACCAGATTTTTCTGGTTGATTTGGGTCTGCGGCACTTTTTCTTCTTTGTGCGGATATTCTTTCCTTCGTTGTCATACTCGCTCTTTTGTCTGAAGAAACGCACTTAGGTGTTTCATCTTCTTCACCTTCTTCGCGGGCGCAAGGTTCTCCGGAGATTACTTCAACCCAACCAGGCTTTCCTCCTTTTGATTTGGACCCCTTAAACCATTGATGAAGAGTACCTTCGTTTAATTTTTTAATCCAAACGTCTGGTGTTCTCTTGTGCTTTTCGACGAAAGAATTATGTAATTCTTTTGCCGTCATATTATGTTTTTTCATTATACGGCGCATCAATTTATCAATTGAATTATACGAAATATCGTTTAATTTTTTCAATTGATCTTCAAGTTCTTTGACCGCATCATTAAAATTTACATTCACATCTTTAAATTTATTATGATGTTTCTTTGCATCTGCCTCCATTTTTTTGAGGCGAGTGTAATAATCTGGAATTTCATCTAGATGCTGAAGAGCAATTTTAACTGCTAATTTTTGATCCTTTGTGTGCTCATGTTCAATTGGGGCACCCATATCGAGTTGTTTCTGAATAAAAGAAACTTCGAGACGATGCTTTTTGGCAATCTCTTCCACGCTATTATATGGCTTTAATTGCTCATTCATTGATAAAAAAATTTATTACTCTTTATTATTTAGAAAACCTTGCTTAAGTAATTTTGATAGTTCTGATGTGGACCCAACAAATAGGGCATTATTTGTGACATTATTTGTTGTTTTTATTGAGGTATCCTCAACGTCTTTCAATTTCTTTTGCAAATCTATAAGTTTATCTGTTGTATCTGCGACACTCTTTATTAACTGTCCTGCAACTTCATATGCTCTAGGACTTCCACCTTCGCCAGCAAGTTCCATAATTCCATTAATTGCCTCCTGACCCTTTTCAATTAATGAATACAAATTAGCTCTTGTGTATTCATAATCTTTTTTAATATCATTAGAAATAGTATTTTCGTTTGATAAAATCTCACATTCTTCCTGCTCCACCTCAACAATAGAACCAGAAATATTAAGTGCTTCATCTATGCTTTCAAAGTTACTCATAAATTTTAATTACACATCTTGCTGTAAAGTAGGACTATATGTCTTTGAATCTGTAAATATCTCTAAAGTCTCATTAAACCCAAAATCATCATCTGGATTAGCATCTATTGGATCCGGGACCACAGTGTATCTCATTTCCCTTTTTGCCGATTGGATGTCCGTAGAAGCGTGATAATCAACTTGAACCTTACGAATTAGGCCATCAGTAGTATCAGAAATAGGTCCAAACAACTGGGTTTTTGCTGTAAATTGGAACGTATAAATTAGTGCCCTTCTTGTTGAAAAATCACCTTCATAATCGTCCTGAAAATTTACAGAATTTAGTACTATTGGTATATCTCTCTTCTCTCCTATAGAATCAATTAGATCGATAGTGATATTAAATGATGGCTGAAAAAATGGTAAAATCTGTTCAACTATTTGCAGAGCGTCATCATTAAGTTTTGCAAGGACATTTAATTCAAATCCAATATTATATGGAACAGGTAAAAATACTTTTTTTAATTGATCACCATCTAAGGTTTTAAATGTTTGAGTAACCCCTGTCTTTCTAGCACTATCATATTGAATAGAATTCATTTCAAATGACATTCTTGGCAATGTTATTTGAACTGGTTGATTTAATTCTGGTTGTTGTCTTATCCTAGATAAAAATTTCTGAGACGGTCCATATGCCAGAGGAACTCTTAAATCACTAATTACATTAGATGAAGAATCTTTATGGTTGATATGAATATCGTTAAATAAATTTCCAAAAGATACTATGGTCTTTCTTATAATTTGATGGTAATAGTAATTTCCTAGCATTAGTAGACGCCGAATGGATTTGATTCTGTGAAGTCCACAATGAGATCCGCCTCATCTTGGAATTCTTGATTTTGTTCATATTTATCATATGTAGGCTGCTTAACTACATATGCAAGACTATATGATGACTGTGACATGGATCCAACAATCAATTCTCCGTCATAGAATTGACCGCTACTTATCCCAACTTTTAATATATTTGTATCTTTATCCCAATTTTTAACTTTTGCAGTGGTTCCTGATCTACTACCAGTTACCCTCTCATTATACCAATAAGTACCAACTCCAGAATAACTTGGGGGAAGACTTACAGTTATACTTGGAGATCCCATGTATCCCAACCCAGCATCTACAATTAGTACTTGTGATATTGTTCCAGCCGCACTTACCACTGGTCTCAGTATGGATGGGGTTGATGGACTTAGTGCTGGAAGAGATGGTGAAATATTTGGTGTCGTGGAATATCCAACGCCACCATTAATAATATTTACTTTAGACATTCCAAAATAATTGGTTACTATTCCGCAAGTTGCTGCTGCTCCAACACCCGACCCACCAATAAATGAAATTCTGGGAGTCGTTGTATAACCAGCTCCGGCATTTGTTAGCAAAATTTCTTTAATTGAATAAACTCCACCCCTGTATGTTGTAATTGCCACAGCCGTAGCATTAACTCCTCCAGAAGGTGCAGAAGATATTGCAACCACTGGTGGAGTTCTATAACCATAACCATCATTCGTTAAAAAGACCTTTCTAACATATCCACTAGACAATGACGGAGATACTGCTGCTTGTGCTCCCGTTGAAAAAAGTTGAAGTGAAATAATATTTCCAATATTTTGAATGGTCTTATCAATTTCGTCTATAGAAGTATCTAAAACCTCATCTTCATATTCAAATAGCTCACACTTTAATTCATAAGTGTACAATTTACCTAATTGGTAAAATGGTTGCTCGTGCTCTACGAATTTAACTTCAAAAAGTCTTTGTCCTAGAGGAAAATAGATTAAATCCCCCTCTCTTGGTCTTGTTGCAACCTCAATCTCATCCTCATCCATTGAGTTTAAGAATGGTGCAATAAAATCTTCAAATCTTTCCCTTGAAATAACTAAAGTTACTTCATCTCGCAAACTCATTCCAAATTTTGTTAAAATATCCCCAGCTCCGGAATGACCTTCATAAGTATTGATATATGCTTCCAACAAGAAATTATCATCAAATTTTGATGAGGTGACTTCTTCAATAATTGTTTCTTTTTTGACAAATTTTCTCGGAATATATGTTACCTCAACTCCATACATTCTAAGTTGTTCATTAATTAATTCCTGAATTAATCTCTGTTCTCCGGGAGAACCTTGTAAAAAAAATGGATTTAGTGCCATTATCCAATAAAATCGTAGGGTGGTAACTCATACTCTAGAGTCATTGACTGTTTGATAGCGTCTAATTCTCTTTCTGCATCTTCATATATTTCTCTTCCATTCAATTCTATTCCACCAGGGAGCTTAACTCCTCTAAATTTAATTAGATTTTGCCCCCATTGTTTTTTAATAAGTGCGGTTAAATATTTTTTTATAAAACTATCATTATAAACTTTGGTAAAATCATTCGGATCTAAAATTCTATAGCAATCAATAACAATAAAATTACCTGCGCTTTGCGCTCCCCAATCAATATCAAGATAAAGTCTATTCTGTCTTTTATTAAATCTAACCTGCTTATCAGTCGTCAATAAGAAATCAATATCTTCAAGATATGATTTTGTCATAGCGTATTGTAAAAGATTAATAGAATTGAAATAATATAAGTCATTTAAAAATAACTGGTATTTGATACTGAACATACCTCCAGATATTGAACTAGTATCAAATTTAAAAATCTTTTCTATACCAATCACAGAATCTGGAACTTGAATATAATTTGATGCTTCATAAAAATTAAATGATGTATTTGTATTTGATACTCCAGTTGTAGTTACTACACCAACACCATCAGTTTTTGCACCCCTTCCTCTATCGATATCATTTTGAGTTATTTGATATTTTAGATACATTCTTTCGACACCATCAAAATGCCTTTCATGAAAATATTGTAGTGCATCATCAACCAAATCATCTATTTGGTCATCATCTACATTTATTTCTAATACTGGCGCACCCAATCTACGTAGACAATAATCTACCAGTTGTTGACGTGTCGATGGTTTTGCCATTTACTCTTCCCAGGATTCGGATTTACTTGCAATTGCTTTTTTAGGTTTGGAAGACTTTAATGCTTCTAATTCGCTATTTAATTCATTAATTCTTTTTGTTAATGAATCAATAATTTGATTAGAAGTTAAATTTCTAGATTCCAATGCAATATTTTGAACGAAAAGATCACTAGATCTTTGTTGATATATTGCCAAAAGATTTTTATAGTCTATTTCGTTCATTTTTTATAATAAAAAAGGTGGGTAAATCCCACCTGTATTTATATGTTATTTATCTAACTACTAAAACGCTCCACCATCAACAGTGATATTTTCTAAAGTTCTAATACCAGATGAACAATTAATTACTTGAGATTGTCCAGCACAATCATTAACCCATAGTGCTCCGATTTCGATAGGAGCCCAAACGGTGCTTATTGTATCAACAACTCCGTTAGTTACTGTTAAATCTGAAGCAATTCCAATTCTTCCGGTAGAATCATCCCAGAATATTCCGGACTTTTTAGCAGAAGTAGTATAGTAATTGAATAAAACTCCAATATCAATATTTGCATCGACCGATGGCGGTACAAGTGATCCACCACTGTTAACTAGTCCTAAATCAATTAAGTTGTCTTCAACTTTCAATTCCGTGGTATTAACAATTGTTTGACTGCCAAGAACTGTTAGGTCTCCAGTTACCGTTAAACTGCTAGCAACACTTACATTTCCACTGACGTCATTAATTGTAATTGCAGAACTACCATCACTAGCATTAATTGTACCAGTTTTGATTGTCGGTACTGTTAATGTATCGGTTCCTGGGTTATATTTAATGCCAGAATCAACACGAATTGTTTCACCAGTCTGTGAAGTTGCATCATCAACAAAAGTTAAATAGTAATCTGATGAAGTCGTTGTTGCAGTAGTATCAACTTGAGTCGAACGAGTTGCAGTGGTTGCTGTTCCAGTAATTGATCCGCCAACCTGAAGATTTCCTGTCAGTGCAACAGTAGATCCATCATCAGTAATACTTGAATTTGTTAATTGGTTATCTGTATTATCCCACTTCAGTACAGTATTAGCGGAAAGGTTGGTTCCGTTCTTCAGAGCAACATCATCTACATTAACTGTGATGCCTTCTCCTGCCCCTACAGCAAGGGTTG